GATATTAAGGTATCAATAGACCCAAGAAATTCACACTCAAATTCTGTATTGAACTGTGATACTGAAGTATTTTTGATTGTTTCTTCTTTCCATTCTTCATCACGGCCTGGAATTTCACTCCAATGTACTTCAATAGGAATATATGTGTTTCTTTGATTCTCTGCATCTGTCCACAACTTATAAAACATGTTCATACCGTGTGGAGTGGAAACAATCATTACTTTAGTTTTCTTACCAGAACTGATTGTTGGATACACTGAACTAAAGAACTGTTCTGCAACATTTGATGGGACGTATGCAAATTCATCCAAAAAGATAATATTGTAAGACCCACCACGAACAGCACTTGCAGAAGTAGAAGATGCCAATATTTTACTACCGTTTTCTAATTCTAAGCTCCCCTTGTTCCATGTCATTACTCCTTGTTGCAACCACTTGGGTAAATTTTCATATGCAAGTTGTAATCGACCAAGTAAATCTCTGGCAGTAGCGGCCTTATTAGCAAGAATTGCTACGTTCACAGATGAATTAAACAAAACAAAGTGCAGCAAGTACGAAATGATAGTAGTAGATTTGCCAGACTGACGGGGGAGTTTACAGATAGTAAACCGATTATTATGAAATGTCCCTATCATTTCCTTTTGGAAATCATAGAGTTTAAATGGAACCAAACCTTCATCCAAAGAAACAATTTTAATATATGACTGTATGAAATACAAAGGGTCTTTCATACACTTAGTATACTCAGCAACTTCTTGTTGAGTCCACTCTTGAGTTACATTGGCCTTCTTTAAATTAGGATTTCCTAAGTATGTTTCCATTTCTAACCCTCTATTAAGAAGTTACATGCTATACTTATCCTTGGATTATTGGTAGAATTTACAGAAACCGCATGTTCCAACCAAGATGGAAAAAATATAACCTCACCGGGCATACTCTTTTCAGAACCCAATGTGTTAAAGTATTTATTCTTTAGAAAAAAGTGAGAATTATCCATATCAACTCTCACTCTTGGATCAATGAAATACAATGGTGCTGTATAAGTTTCTGTTACATAATAACTACAAGACCAATGAGAACCACCATGAACATGACCGACATTATAATGACCATATCTATTTACATTAGCCCAACTTTGAACTAAAGAAAGTTTTACATCTTCTCTATAAATTTCATTTTTTATGGAAGAAAAGCACTCAAACAAAAAATCTTTAATTTCAGAAAAATCATTCTTTTCTAATAAAGCTTCTTCACTTTGCCAGCCACCGATATTAGAGATACTTTTACTGGACTCATCTTCTTCCTTTTTTAGAATTATTTCTTTTATTTTATCGTTATCTATAATTTCAGTTTTAAAGGAATATATCTCCGTTGGCCATAATAAATTTTTTTTCATTTAACCCTCTATCAAAAAATTACATGCGATACTTATTCTTATCGCATCTTTAGTTCCAGCACTAACACCATGTTCTAACCAACTTGGAAAGAGTATTGCTTCCCCCGCATTAAAAGGTCTTTTTCTGATTGTATTAGCATATGGTTGTTTTAAAAAATGATGAGACTTATCCATATGTTCCAATAGTCTTGGGTCTTTAAGATAAAGATTTGCATCCTCTGTTGGTGTAACATAATAGACGCACGACCAATTAGATTCCTCATGAATATGAGGCATGGTGCATTGACCTTTTCTACTTATATTAGCCCAACTATTAATCATCTTAATAGAAGCATCATCAATATAAATTTTACTTAATATTTCATTTGCGCCAACAAGAAGAGATTTTTTTAAAAAAGAAAATTCATAATCAAGTAAGTCTTTATTGCTTTGCCAACCACCACCTTGTATTGGATCAAAACGAAATCCTAAACCTTTTTGTTCTCTCTCTAAAATATCATCTTTTATAAGTTCATTATCAATATCATTAACTGTAAAAGTGTAAGTAGTTGTTGGCCACATGTCCTTACTTTTTACATTCTCAAGTATTTTCATCCTCAATATTATCCTTCAACATTTTCTGTAATTCTTTAGTGGAACCTACGAATAGTGCGTTTGTAACATTTTTAGGTGCATTGCTTGGCACCTCTTTTAACTTACGCATCTTTTCCTGTAGATCACCTAACTTCTCTGCCACTTCAGCAACACTCTTTATCAACTGTCCCGCAACCTCATAAGTTCTTGGATGTTCGCTTTCCTTTGCAAGTTCAAGTATTCCATCAATTGCAACAGAACCTTTCTCTACCAAATTATAAAAACTATCTCTTTGATATTTGTAATCATCCTCTATATCATCTCCACTAACTTCTACTATGTTAGGTAAGATTTCGGGTATAGAAGTTGGAACTATTTTTTCTATAATACCCAATTCTTTATCAAGTCTTAATGCAGAATCTTTTGATGTCATGATTCAGTATCGTCTTCACCTGTTTCTGGATTAAAGCCTTTTGCATCTTGGAAGAATGATGTAGTTTCATTAAATCCAAAATCATCATCAGCTTCAGCAGTTCCAGGCGTAGGTGTAACAGTATATCTCTGTTCGCGTTTCGGAGACTGATCTGGTAAATCTGTAAATTGATCGACTTGAACAGTCCTAATAACCTTCTCAGAAGTAATAGGACCATAAAGATAAAACTTTGCAGTAAATGAAAGCGTATATACCAGAGCTCTACGACTAGTGAAATCTCCATCATAACTATCTTCATAAGAAATACTATTTAAGATTATAGGAACATCTTTTTTAATTCCCATATCTGACATATCATTAATGGTAAGAGTATAGTCGGGCTGAAAGTAAGGAAGAATCTGTTCTACAATTTGCAGTGCATCATCAGATTGTTTTGCCATAATATACAACTCAATTTCAAGATTGTATGGTACTGGCATATACTGTGTATCTAATTGTTTAGTATTTGAACCCTTAACTTTTTTAAACTTTTGTACACGACTCAATTTTCTTTGAGGGTCATAAGAAAGATTTTTAATTTCAAAACCAATGCGAGGAAGAGTGATAGCCACCTGTTTAGTTAAGTCAGCGTCTTCACGCAAACGTACAAGAAACTTCTCTCTTGGGCCATATGCAAGAGGAACCTTCATGTGTTGAATCGCAGTTCCAGAATTATCTTTACGAACAAGAGCAATATCATTAAACATTGTTCCAAAAGAAACAATAACCTTACGGATTGTTTCATGGTAAAATTGTGTGCCTAACATTACGAGCTACTCCCTGCATCCCCAAATGGATTTAATTCACTAAAGTCTAGAACTGTTCTACTTTGAACTTCAAAAAGTTCGTTCTGTGATGTCTTGTCTTGATCAAAGTCTCCTACTATATAGTCCTCTTGTATGAGATATTCTGCGTCACCACTATCAGCAGCCCGTTCTAGAATAATACTTTCACCAACAGAAGTGCTATCACTCTCACCTAGTATGTTATCTCCATCTGTCTCTTCAAGTAATAATCCAGTATCCAAATCATCAGTACCAATTTCCAATCTAATATCTTCCGTAACCGCTGAAGATTGTTCCAAAGTAAACTGATAGATAAGAGCATCTTGAGATTGTTCAGTTTCAATATCATCAATACCCGAAATACCAGTATCAAGAATTTCAGAACTATAATCGTACAGACGGCATCTCATCTTATAAACAGGGTTATTATCTAATTGATAAAATGGTTCATCGTGATCCACAAAGTTTATCTGAAACATTTTATCAAGAATTGGATGATAAATTGCATCACCTTCTTGTGGTCTATCAGAATCCGCTGCAGCAGTATCTTGCAAAATATAAAAAACATCATCGCCGCTTGCGGTTGTCAAAGTAGATGAAGAAGATGATTGGTCTATGGTTCCTGCTTCCAATTGTATTGAACCACCAGAGCTAGTATCTGTTGCATCCTCAATTTGCATTTGACGATCTAGTTCTTGAAAACGAGACTTGTTTACAACAAAGGTTGCTTCACTTAAATTTTGCAAACCAAACTGATTCATCAATTCTTTTTCACCCGCAAACCCGCCATCACCATCTTCCATATACATTTCTATGGGATGTTGTGTTCTAAATTTGGAAAGAGTATCTTCACCCAAGATTGTGTCTTCAGCAACAAGAGTACGATCCATGTAATAAACATCATGGCCATAAATCTGTATAGCTTCTTTTATAAGATCACTATATAAACTTCTCTCCGT